CACGATTGATTCAGGATCTTATAGCTACTACGCATATGAAGTGTTAGAATCTATTGTTGATGAGACAATTAACGTTACTAAGATTTACGGATATAACAAAGAGTTTAACGGTTCACCAATATACTTACAAAATTATACTGATGATTCTGGCAATCTTTACGTACAATTTACTGAGTTTAATCTTGGTACTCAATCTGTTTTAAGTTCAGAGAATTCGACAGCTGGTAGTGCAGTCGCTACGAATGGAACATTATTCATCAAGTCTGAAAAAGGCAACTACAAGCAAACTTTAGAACTTGAATACCCAAGTGGTTGGATTTCTGTACCTAATAAAGTTTTAGTAAAGAGAAATAGATATGGTGAAGTTAGAGTTGGTGATTATCTCGAGGCAGAATTTGATCCAGAGATTTTAAGAGCAGATGAGATGCCTAAGAAACTTACTAGAATTTTAACTAAAAAGTTGTGGACAAATGATCCAGATTATGTTGAACTGGGTACAGATTCTGCAATTAAAGTTAGAGATTTCAACGGTGATAAGCAAACTAATCGATATACTAAAATTGACGATTATGTTACAACTTACAAAGGTATAATTCTTAAAGGATTCAGAATCAGAGAGGCATCTCTACCTGATGGTACTGATACTAGACTGAATGAAATACTCGCTGTTGTTAATAAAGGAACAACTTTATTCAAGGCGTTAACAAATAAAGAAGCATTTGACTTCAGATATTTGATTGACTCATTTGGACTAGGATTAACTGCTGATTCAAAGCAACAGCTTGTTGATATTTGTGGTGATCGTTTAGATGCTTTTGGTATAATAAACATGCCGTCAATGAAACAGTTTAAAAATTCTAGTAACCCATCGTTCAAAGACGCAAGTGGTAATGTTGCACTTGAGTTTGTTGCAGCAGGAGCTAATCCAGAATCTAATCCAAGTTTCTTATACTCATTTGGTAAAGGAGTTGGTGTAACAACTGTTGGATACTTCTTACCATATGTTACAATAGATGACCAGGGTAGAAATATAGATGTTCCGCCAGCAGCATACGTTGGATTGACCTTTATGAGAAAGCACAAGAGTACAACTACAAGTGTTGTTCCTTGGACTATCGCAGCGGGTGTTAACAACGGTAGAATTAACGGTATTCTTGATCTTGAGCAAATCTTTACTCCATCTGATTTGGATTACTTAAACCAAGCCCAAATGAATCCGTTAACATTCAAGAGAAATAGAGGATTTGTGATTGAAACAGAAAACACAGCACAAGTACTTGTTAAGTCTGCACTTTCTCTAATACACGTTAGAGAAGTATTGATTGAACTTGAAAGAGAACTTTCTAGAATGTTGTTAGATTTCCAATGGACGTTTAATACACCAGAGATAAGATCTCAAATTAAGTTGGCAGCTGACGTTATTTGTGAAAAGTATGTAGCACAACTTGGATTGTATAACTACTTCAATAAGATCGATGAGGAAAACAACCCACTAGAGTTGATAGATAACCAAATAGGTGTTCTTGATACATATGTAGAACCTATCAAGGGTATGGGAATTATTGTAAACAATATAACCATCTTGAGAACAGGAGCTATATCTGCAGGTGGATTTATAAATTCATAATCTTAAACAGTATTAATATTAAAACCCCAGAAAATTCTGGGGTTTTTATTTTAAACAAGTTTAGGAATATTTTATATATATGTAAAATTGGTATGTTTTATGAATTTAGAAATTTTCAAAATAGAAGACCCATCTGGTAAATTATACAAAGAGTCTTATTTGATAAAAAATCATTTAGAAGAATATAATTACATTGTTAGATATTGTCTAGAAAATAATATTCTAGATCTACCTTTCAAAGAAAAAGTATATTTAGTAGTTAATAATTATAAATCTCCGCCGACTTGTAAGAACCCGAGTTGTAATAACAAAGTCAAGTACAAAAATTCATCGATTGGTTATTTAAACTACTGCTCAAAAAGTTGTACATCTAAAGATCCAGATATACAAAAAATAAAAGAAGAAAAATCTATTTCTAAGTATGGTACTAAAACACCTGCACAGTCACAGCAAATAAAAGATAAAATAATTCAAACAAATCAAAAAAAATATGGTTTTAATTCACCTATGAATTTGAAAACAATTAGTGAGAAATCTAAACAGACTTTGATGCAAAACTGGGGTGTTGAAAACCCAAGCTATTCTGAAGAGATTGTGAACAAAAGAATTCAAAAATTTAGATTAAGTAGTTTTAAAGATTCATTCAGAACAACGTCTCTAAAAAAATATGGTGTTATTCATCCTTGGATGAATAAGGAAATTCATTCAAAAACTATTTCTCACTTTTATGATGATTACAGAGATAGAATCAACAATAAAATTGATTCAAAAGAGTTTTCTTTTTTGGGTTTTGAAAAACTAGTATCAACTAATTTACTTTTTAAATGTCACAAGTGTAATCAAGACTTCAAAATATTAACTTATCAGTTTTATCATAGGGTAAATTCCGGTGTCAGTATTTGTACTAGTTGTTTCCCTATTTCTGAGAGTAGTTCTATTTCACAGATAGAAATTTACGACTTTATTAAAGAAAATTATGATGGAGAAATATTGTTTAATGATAAATCTGCTATTAAACCTTTTGAAGTTGACATTTTCATACCAGATCTCAAAATTGGTTTTGAGTTTAATGGATTGTGGTGGCACTCATCAAAGTTTAAAGATGAGAATTATCATCTTCACAAAATAGAGGAATCTACTAAAAAAGATATCAAACTTTTAACAATCTGGGAGGATGATTGGAATATTAAGAGAGATATCTGCAAGTCCTTCATTCTAAATAAATTAAAAAAATCACAAAAAATCATGGCGAGAAAGTGTGAAATTCGAGAAGTAGAATACAATATTTCAAAATCCTTCTTAAATGATAATCATTTTCAAGGGGATTGTAAGTCATCTATTCGTGTTGGTTTGTTTTTTGAAAACCAATTAGTTTCACTAATGACATTTTCTAAATTGAGATTACCTCTAGGTGGCAAACACAAAGAAGGTGTTTATGAACTTACCAGATTTTGCAACAAAGCTTACATTACAGTTGTAGGAGGTTCTTCTAAGCTACTTAATTACTTTCTAAAAAAATATAATCCAATTTCAATTGAGACTTACTCAGATAACTTGATTTCTGATGGTAATATGTATAGACAATTAGGGTTCAATTATCAACATTCTTCAACACCCGGATACTGGTATGTTATAGATCAAAAGAGAGAAAATCGTTTTAATTGGCGAAAATCAAGACTCAAAAAACTTGGTTGTGATATGTCTAAAACAGAGAAAGAAATTATGGAAGAATGGGGATTTTATAGAATTTACAACGCTGGAAATAAGAAGTGGACACTAAAAACATAAAAAAACCCAGAAATTAATCTGGGTTTATGGTTGAAAGTTACTTCCCAAATTACCCATTCCACTCATAATCTGATTAGGATTGAAATTTGGCATCGATTTTTGTTGAGATTCTTCGTCTTGTTTTCTTTGTTTTTCTTCTTCTTCATTTAGTTCATTTACAATTTTTATGTTTTCTTCTAACATCCAAAAAGGCCATTGATCTAAACAAAATTCGTTAACGTGAAAGTGTTTTTGTAAAAGAAGCTTATTTTTCAATAAAGGCTTCAAAGGCATCATGAACAACGAAAATACCTGACGCTCCGTTGGGAAATTGCATTTCGGCACGGACCTCCTCTCCGTCTATTACTTTAACAAGTTCTTTTATACCAAATGTCATTTTTCCAACGGCCGCATTTAAAAACTGAAAAGAAATATCATCCATTTCCTCAAACTCTTTCAATTTAGCTTTGATTCCTTCATATGTAATTGAATTACGACCTTCTAGCATAAATGGTATAATTTTTAAGAAAGCTAAGTTAGGAGTTCTGTTTTCATTATTTTCTTTAATGATATAGTCGGTAAATGCTTTTTGAATTCCAATGTTAGGTGGTGTTAATTCAAACTCTTTTCCATTGATTGTTTTAAACATATAGCAATTTTTAGACTTATTATAGAATTTTTCAAGTTTTTCATCAATCTCGTGGAATTTAAAGTTATCTCGAATCAGTTCAATTTGTGATTCACCGGTACCGTGTTGAACAGTGACTGCTAAGGTATTTCCTTTTTGGAATGTTAGCTCTCTTATTGTGAATACTAGATATAATCTGTCTTGATCCTTAACATCAAGATAACTGCCTACATTCCCATTTGAGTATTTTACTCTCACACAAGATTGAAGCATATCATTCATTTTTTCAACGATATCATAAAAATTGTTATCGTCAACCATTGAGTATGCTTGAATTTCTTTAACCATAGCCGGTCTGATCATTAATGATGTTCCGGCTGGATAAAATTTACCACAAGGTAAATCCTTGATGTCAAAATGAAAAAACTGAAGGTCAGAGACTTTTGTGTTATCAGCACTTTGAATAGTTACTTGCTCTGCCATAGTCTTGGCCGGGTTGAAATCAGTAGATTTTTTTTCTCTTTCTTCAAGATGCTTTTTCAAAAAATCTTCTTCTGACATTTCTTTATTATTTGACATTTGATTTTGATTATTTTTTAGGTATATATACTTATAGTCTCACTCTCTATGTTTGTTTTTTTTAAAAAAATTAATTGTTTTATTTCTCATTTAGAAAAAAGTCGTTTTTTTATATGAATATATAACAATGTAATTAGATAGAGGCAATTATAGATAAAATATATAATTCATAATTGCTAAAACGATTAAACAAAAAATAAAAAAATAATTATGCCGCTTCCACATTTTACCCAGTTACAAGTAGCTGGAGCTCCTGGTGGTCCGGGTACTAACCCACAAGAACCAGTATATTTAAACCTGTTTGAGGTTACATTCGTGTTGCCTACAATACTTCAGGCTCAAGGTAGAGACCCAATTTTGTTTCTACAACAAGCTTTATCAATTGACTTGAATACAACAAACAAGACTCTTGGTGTTTCTAACCAAAGATGGAAGTACTCAACTAGAGCTTTCATAAATGCTGGACCTAGTGAAACTCACATCGAAGATTTGGCCGTATCGTTCAATGTCAACGTAAACAACAATGGTTCGATGGAAACTTGGGCAGCACTTAGAGCTTGGTACGATCTAGCTTGGAATTCACAAAATGGTTATTTGCACTATAAGGCAGATACTGTTGGAACTTTGATCGTTAACCAACACGATAAGAAAGGTTTAGTTCTTAGAAGAGTAACTTTCCAAAACTGTCAATTAAAAGCAGTATCTTCACCTTCACTTACTTATGAAGGACAAGGTATCTTGGCGAACGTAACTGCAAACTTTGTTTGTGACTACTGGGTTGATGAATATATCGACGGTTCATTCACAATTGCTCCTCCTTTTGTTGCTGGATATTAATATTCTCAATAAATATTTCAATAAAAAAACCGATGTTTTACATCGGTTTTTTTTTGTTTAGACAAACTCAGAGTAAATTAGTATAACTAAAAAACTAATTTTAATTATGAGTAAAATATTTCTTATAGGAGATACACATATTGGATTAGGTTACCCTAATTCGGTTGATAAATGGCATAAAGTTCATAGAGAATACTTTACCGAGTTTTTGATTCCTCTATTAAAGACTGAAGTAGGACCACATGATATAATTGTTCACTTAGGAGATTTATTTGACAACCGAAACGTTATTCCTATTAATCTGTTAAATTACGGAATGGATGTAGTTGAAGAGATATCTAAAATTGCACCACTTCATATTATTATAGGAAATCATGACTTGTGGTCAAAGAGTGCCTCTGAAATTAATTCAGTTAGACCTTTTAGATATATTCCAAATGTTAAAATCTATGATAAAACAGATGTATTAGAGTATAATGGACTTAGAATATTAATGATGCCCTACGTTGAGAGTAGATTAGAACAAATAAAGATTATAAACGATAACAAAAACTGTGACTATTTATTTTGTCATTCTGATCTAAACGGGTGTAAAATGCACTTAACTTCAGTAGCTCATAAAAACTCAGATAAAATTGATATAGATGCTTTTAAACCATTCAAAAAAGTCAGAAGTGGTCATATACACCTAGTTCAATCTAATAACAATTTTACGTTTGTTGGTTCAGTTTTTCAAATGGATAGAAATGATCTCGGAGACCAGAAAGGAATATTTGTAATTGATACTATAGATGGGTCAGAACAGTTTTTTCCAAATACAATTTCTCCAGTTTTTAAGAAG